GTATAACAGTTACTATTGATGCTGACGGAGAAAGATATACTGTTCCTATTCCACAGAAAAGTTCTACCGCAAAAGGTGAAGAAAATGATAATGATCCTGGGACAATAGTAGGTGCTGAAAATATGGAACCTTCCCCTGCAACTGAAGTTACATTTAATGATGATGAAACAGAATTGCTTGGTGATTCACCATCAATTCAAGATGATAAAGTTGATTTAGGTGTTGATAATGTTGAGGCTGCAGCTGATGCAGCTGAAGCTGGAGAAGAAGATGAAGAAGGAGAATCTGAAACAGGTGATGGAGAAGAAGAAATTGATTTAGCTCCTGAAGATGGTGAAGAAGTAGCTCCTGAAGATGAAGAAGCCGAAGATGATGGATTAGGTTTAGAAGACGAGGAAGATGAAAAACCCACTAAAAAAGAAGAAGATGATGAAAATGCTCCTGAATTCTCTAAGAAAACTGCATTATTAGATGATACAGTTGATACAGAAGCTCCTGAAGAATTGGAAGCTGGAGATTTAGAAGTTGAAGAACCTGAGGAATTAGAAGCAGGAGAACCTGAAGAAATTGATACAGAAGTTGATACAGAAGTTGATACAGAAGTTGATACAGAAGTTGATACAGAAGTTGATACAGAGAGTGCAGCAGAAGTTGAAGATGTTGAAGTAAAAGAAAAACCAAAAAATGCTCCGAAGGTTTTCTTAAAGAAAACTAAAGTTCAAGAATCTCTAAAAGGTAAAAAAAAAGTTAAGGTAAACGAATCTATTCAGATTGGCGATACTGTAAAACTTAACAATGAAAAGGGATTTGTAATTGGAGAAACTCAAGGAGATCTTATTATACAAGTTCAAGGAAATACCTATAGAGTAAATCCTAATGAAGTTAAAGCTTATAGAGAAAAGCCTGAAACTATTGTTAAGCCCCCATATAACTTTGATAAAAATGGTCAAAATTTAACTACTAAGGCTATGTTTGAACAATATGTTAAATGTGGTATATTTGAAAGAAATGCAGCCATTAAAACTAATAATTGTTTTGTTAAATTTGAAGATTTTAATTCTGCCGAAGAAAATCAAAAAATCCCTATTATTATAGAAAGTAAAACTTCATTATTACCCAAATCAAATATAAGACTTCTTGAAGAACCTAAAACATTTGAAGCATTTGAACCTGCAACATTGATTGATCCTCTTACTGGAGAAATTACTGAAAATGGAAATATACAAGTTTGTGTTGAAGAATTAATGCAAGCTGTAGGAGATGATGATCCAGTATCAATTATTGTAACTTCTCCAGAAGGAAAACAAATAATGAGTACTGCACCAAATTCAATAATTCGTCCTGCTGGATAAAATTAGCAAAGTTAATTTCGCTGCAATATTATAAAATCAATATTTTTTAAAAATACTTTTGTAAAACAAAAACTTCTTTTACAGAAGTCATTATAAAGTATATAAAATAAAATTTAATTAAATTTTAACATATGCCTATACATGTTCGGAATAAAGACTTAAGAGAAGAGATAATAAAATCTAAAGAACAAGACATATTAACACCAGAAGCATTAGATATGCTTATTCTTATGGCACATAAATTCTCTAATAAATTAACATACATTTATATACAAGATAAAGAAGATTGTGTTGCCACAGCTATAATGGATTGTTGGCAATATTGGAGAGGATATGATCCCGAAAAATCTCAAAATGCTTTTGCATATTATACACAAATTATTAAAAATGGTTGTGCTAAAGGATGGAGAAAACTTTATGGCAATATGCCAAAGTCTGTAAAAATATCAATTTCTCAAAATACAATTTATAACTTATAATGAATGAAAAATGAGTAATTCTAGCTATAAACGATGGCATCGCCCGAATCAATCTCCTAATGCTAAGACTCGACAAGGATATGCTAAAATACAAAATAAAGATAAGTATATAGGTGACCCAGAACTAATTATTTATAGAAGTTCTTGGGAATTTGCGTTTATAAAATATTGTGATATGTCACCATCTGTAAAAAGATGGTCATCTGAACCAGTTTCTATTCCATATTATGATAGAGTTTCAAAATTAGAAGAATGTGCCAAACTAGGTTTAGATCCAAACAATCCAAGTAATTGGGAAGTTAAAAATTATAATACAGATTTTTGGTATGAAGTTGATAATGGAAGAGATAGATTAGAAAAAATATTTGTAGAAATAAAACCCTCACATAAACTAAAAAAACCAATACCTCCTCCAGAACACGCTACGCTAAAAGAACAAAGAATATTTGTTAAAGCAGCTAAAGAATATTTAATTAATGAAGCTAAGTTTGCAGCCATAAGAGAATGGGCTGAACGTCACGATTCAAAATTTTATGTATTCACAGAAGACGTGCTCAGCCGCATCTTAGGTCGGTTCTGGCATGAGAATAAATAATATATCAAATAATGAAAACACTATCATCTGTTTGGGCAGGTAAATATTCAAAAACTTATTGGAGAATATATAAAAGATTTCCATTGGGATGGTTCTTAAAATATTCCTTTTTAGAATTTATACGAGTATTAAAATTAAATATCTACCACTATGGAAATATTTTTGGATATGGTAAAAGATTAACAGATAAATACGGAAGAAAATAAATAAGTTATGAGCGGAAGATTATATGACCTAGCAGGTATACCCAAATGTAATACATGCAAGAAAGATTGTTTAAGATCAGATGAAAGAAATTTTAATGGAACGTATTGTAAAAAATGTGAGGAAACTTCAGATGTAACATATAATATTGATCATCCTTTGTGGAAAAAATACATATTTTTCTTAGACCAGTTTAAAGGCAAATTGGTTAATTTTGAAGAGGTTTCATTTAAAAATTTTAAAAAAGAACATGAATTCTCCAGCTAAACAATATAAAACATTATTACAAATTGATAATATAAAAGATATAGCATATGATGTGCTATTTACAAAATATATTGTTAGAAATTTAAAAGGTGAGGAAAAAGTTTTAGATATTGATTCAACTGATCAAGAGGGATTAATGATGAAAAGAAATGGAGGATATCCTCTTCCTGGATTTATTTATACATTTATGTATCCACCACAAGGAGGTGATTTGATTAAAGTTGCAGAAAAAGGCAAAGAAAAAGAATATATAGATTTTGTTCCTTTAACTTTTTGTACTAGTGTTAAAGGATTGACATTTAAGGGTATTAATCTTAATACTTTACCAAATTTAGAAAGAGTTAAATTTTTAGAAATTTATTGGAAAATTTATAAAAATTTTTTTAAGAATATTGAAGAATTAACTGAGAATGATAAATTAGCATTAAATATGAAATTTATAAATCTTATGAGTTCACCTGTTTCTAATAAAATACTTGAAATAATGAGCAGAGCAGTAAATGCTAATTTTAATTACGGATTTAGAAGCTATGATATGAAAAGAATTAAACAATTAAGAATGATAGAGTATGTAGAATGGGATCTGATCCCTCACTACTCTCCAAAGAACGCATTTAAGGGCATGAACCAGAAACAAATCCATGATCTTTATTATCGCTCTTTTTAATAACAAAAAGTAAAAAATAATAATATTTCTTGAATATATAAAATACAATGGAAGAAAAGTGGTATACATATAAAGAAATTCTTGAATTATTAGGAGTGCACAAACAAACTCTTAATAATTGGAGAAGAAATGGAAATATAATTTATAAAAGATTATCTTCCAAAACTTTTTTATATAAACTTCCTGAAACTGAAAATATTCAAGAAAATGGAAAAAAGATTTAATTATGTTTATGTAACTACTAATTTAAAAACTGATAAACATTATATAGGTGATCATTCTACAAATAATATAGAAGATGATTATTTAGGAAGTGGAATAGTAATAAAGAAGGCAATCCAAAAATATAATAAAGAAAATTTTAAAAAAGAAATTTTAGAATTTTTTAATACTAAACAAGAAGCATTCGATGCTCAAGAAAGATGGATAAATGAATATAATACATTAGTTCCAAATGGATATAACATAAGTCCTAAGGGTGGCGTTGGTGTAACGGGTTGTTTTTCTGAAGAAACTAAACGAAAAATTTCAGAATCTATAACAGGAGAAAAAAATCCATTTTACGGAAAAATTCATACAAAAGAAACTAAACAAAAATTAAGTATTGCAGCTT